TTGCCGATATAGATAACCGCAGCGGACGGAGCCACGGGCGTCTCGGCGTCGGGCGCGAGGTCGATGACAACCTGGGATAGATAAATCGGGTCGACCCGGATCAGAATTACTCCGTCGTGTGACGGGAGAAGCGGGCCATAGAGCGGTAGAAACTCACCTTCGTTCTCTGGATCTGGCCTCTTGACCGAGATCTCGATCTTCCCGGATCCGAAGTTGTGCCGGGCGATCGCGATATAGTCCACCGGCTCCTCGGTGACGAGATCGAACGTCAAACTCTGTGCAGACGTGCTGTCGCTCATCCACTTCGCATTGGTGAGATCGTTGAGGAGGTTCGACGCGGGATAGTCGGCATCTTCCTGTTCGGCGTCGACCGCCGTAATGACGGACTTCCAGCCGAAGACCGGGGCGTTGAGTCCGAGAAGGGGAGAATGGCCGCGCTGGATGACAAGAGCGTCTGCGATGTAGATGGACATCGTTAGCTCGCCATGCGTTGAATGGTGATGAGCGGCGTTCCGCCATCGACCGTATTTTGGTTGATCTTCTTGACCATTTCTTCGATGGACTCCGCCTTCACCGTGTCGCCATAGAGCGCGATGCTGATAGCCTGCCGCTGCACGGCCTCTTGGCTTCCGCCGGACGCGGCGCCTGCCGACGGTGACGCACCGCCACCGCCACCCCCGCCACTGGCCGACTTCGAGGTCTTGTTCGTCGACTTGATTGCCATCACCTGCTTCATGCCGAGGGCGAGGTGCGCGGCGGCCATGACGGCGGCCCAGGGCATCGGATATTTTGCGAGCGATTTGGCCACGCCCTCATAGGTCGACACGATGGCGTTCGCGATTGCGACCGCTTTGTTGTCCTCGAACAGCTGCCCCATGATGCCCATGACATCGGAGGCATAGCCGGCGACCGTGGCATGGGCCTCGGCCGTCGCGCGGCGCTGTGCGTCGGCGTAGGTCTCCCAGGAGATCGCGCCGGCGTCGACCATCTCCTTCAGGTTCGCCAGATCCTGCTGCAGTGTTTCGAACGGCCCGCGGTTCTCCATCGTGAGCCGCATGCCGTCGAGCTTCAGCTGGGCGTTCGCGTAGGCTTCGCCGAGCTCGTGAAGCTGCTCCAGCTGCGCCGGCAGCAGTTCGATGTCCTGCGCCTTCGCGGCCGCGATCAGTTCCTGGGTGAAACGGTAGGCCTCCGCCTTGCCGTTCGTCATGTCGAGCGCCGCCGCTTCCGCCTCCAGCGAGGCCACACGCTCCTTCGCCTGGCCAACGATGTCCTTGTACGCATCGTTGCCCATCGCCCGGTCCGTCGCGCGATCGCGTGCCGCGTTGCCGATCGCTCCCATGAACTGACTGGCATAGTCGGTCTGATTGATCTGGCCGAGACGATCCTGCAATCCGCTGAGAATGCCGTCGAGCTGCTTCTGTGCATCTCCGCCGCCGATATCGACACGGCCCAGACTGACGGCATTGAGGGCAACGCCCGGCAGCTTGTTGAGCAGCTCTATCGACTTGTTGACCCCCGCCTCGATGCCGGCGACGAGAAAATTGGCGGCGTTCTCCGCGGCGAGACGAAAGGCCGGTGGCAGCGAGGCGAGAAACGCCTTGAAGACCTCCCACATGCCGTTGAGCCCGCGGACGATCATGTTGAAGGAGGACGCCGCGTCCTTCTTGATCCAGTCCCACGTCGCCTCCCAGTACGGTGCCAGCCAGTCCAGCGCCGGCCTGATAAAGCTGTAGATGCCGTCGCCGATCACGCGGAATACGCCGAGGGCGACGTCCATGAAGCTGACGGTGACCTTCGATGTCTCGTTGATCGATGCTGTCAGGGCGCCCACGGCAGCGCCCGCCACGCCAATGATCGCGATGAACGGCGCAAACCTCGCGGCGAGGCCTGCCGCGCGTGTAGCGATCTCGCCCAGCGCACCTCCGACGCCGCCCGGTGCGGTGGAAAGGATCTGGTACAATTGGCCGCCCTGGCTGGTCAGAACCATCATCGGCGGCGCGCCCATAGCGAGCATTGTAACGACGTCGTTCACCTGATAGGCCAGGTTTCCCCACTGGTGGGTCGCAAGGCCGGTCTTCTTCTGAACGCCGTCAATGGCGTCGCGGGTCTGGTTGAACCGCGTAATGGCCATCGCGTGCGCGCCCGCGAGTTCGCCGGTCGAAATAATGCCACGGGCAGCCAGCGCCGAGTATTCCGCCATCTCCGCGTTGAGCCGGTCCTGCGCGGCCGATAACGGATCCAGTTGCGCCCGCAGGGCCGATGCACGCGCCTGATACTGCGCGGTCTCCCGCGCCGCTTCCTCGAACACAGCGGCCGACTGTGCCGCCGCGCCGTGGACTTGCGCCTGCACGCCCAGCAGCCGGTTGATGTCCGTCTGGTCAAAGGATCCGCGCGGCGAGCCGGCGGCTTGGTAAGCCTCACGGACGCGCAGGATCGAGGCTGCGGCCTCGTCGGCCGAGATCGTAGCTTGCTCCTGCGCGCGTTCGATCACGCGCATCTGGCGCTCATAGGTCTGCTGCGCCCGTAGGGTCGAATCCAGCGCCACCTTTTGCCGCTCATACGCGGCGGCGGCGGACAGCTGACGACGCGCCGCCCGCTCGGTTGCGATCGAGACGACCTCGCTTGATCGGCCGAGCTCCTCCTGCGCCACGGCCACACCGCGCGCGTCCGCCTCGGCCTTCTCCGCGCCGTCGGACGTGTACTGAATACGTACACGGCGAATGGATTCGAGAGTTGCCAAGGGTTAGCTCCGCGGCTGCTGTGATTTCGGCGTTGTCTTGCGGATGTGTTCGAGGAACACACCGTCGAGATGCCGGATAGCGGCATGGAAGAATTCAAACTCGCCGTCTTCGATGTGAAAGCGGCGAGCATATTGGTCGATGGTCGAGAAAGTGATTGAGCCGGCGGCGCCGAAGCCCAGCTGCCGGTCGCCGGATAGATCGTGAAAGGCGGCGAGATAGCGCCCAAGATCCGGTGGAAGATCCGGTCTTGTTTCGAGCGCCCGAGCTGACCCGGTCATCTCCTCAACGTCCTCGAGGAACTCGATGTGATCGCCCCACTCCAAATCCCAGAGCAGGGCGTCTTTCAGTTTTTTAGGTCGGCCTTGTCCTCTTCGTCCTCGTTGTCCGCCACTGTCGTGGCAGCAACCAGGCAGGCGTCGCGGAAGTCGATGTAATCCGGATCCGTCAGCAGCTCGCGCAGCTTTTCCTTGCTGAAGGGGATATCGGCGCCGGCGTCGTCCGTGAGGTTCCACGCCTTGCCGGTATCGGGATCCGGCATGACGCAAGTCTCGACGAGTATCTCGGTGTTAAGCCGCTCGCGGCTTTCGATCGACAGGGTGCCGCGCTTTTCCTTGCGGGGCAGGGACTCGAAGAACCTCGCGGTTAGCTTCGCCGCTGCGGCGTTGCGGAGACCTCGCGTGAAGATCTTCAGATCGCCCATGTTCGGCAGGTCCGTCATCCAGCGGCCGTTCTCGCGCGCATGGGTGTTCGATCTCAACTCAGAAAGTTTCATCGCGTCGTTTCCTTTTTCCTTGGTTGCTTTTCGCGGACCGCGTCGCGCTGCGCGTGGCCCTTCCTGACGAGCAGTTCGGCGTACTCTGCCGACAGATCTTCCGGGCGCTCGCCAGCCCGAAAGGTCCGCGCCGTTGTCCCATCGGGGTAGCCCGTGAAGGCGGCGTGGACGGTGATTCCGTTGTCCACCATCAGGCGACGGCGCGCGTGATCTTGATCGAGCAGGCTTCGCCGGCGTCGAATTCGGCCTGCCACGGGATCTCGGCCATCACGTCGTCGTCGTTGCCGCCGATCGGGCGCGCGCCGTCGAGAAAGCGCGCGCGGGGGATGGACAAAGTGTACTTCTCGCCCGTATCCGCGCCGAGCGTCAGCGAGATCGCGCCGTGCGCATGGTCCATCACCTTCTGGTAAAGCGCATTGCTGGTGAAGTACGCCGTCACTGTTCCGGTCACGACGCAGCGACCCTGGCCGAATTCCTGCGTGTAAAGCGTGCCGATGGCTGGGCGCACGCGAAGGCCGTTGTTCACCTCCACATTGAGAGCACGGATGATCGGCACTGGATTCAACCCGGCGACCGCCAGCGAGGCAGCATGTGCCGAGGCGGTCAGGATCGGGTTGTCGTTCGGAGGCGTATAGGTAGCGGACTCAAGGATCGCCGTGCCCAGCGTTTCCGAGTGGCCCATTATGCCGATATTGCCGGTAACCAACCCGCGCGCTTCCATCGCGAGCGACAGGGTGTTCACCATGCAACCCAGGAACCGGCTGAAGCTGTCGGTCGCGCCAAGCTCGACCGTCTCCTCGATCGTGAAGCTCGGCGCCAACACGCCGTTCTTGAGCACGTTCGTATCCCAGCTGCCGCAGAGCGCCGCCGCGAGGAAGTCGTCGAAGGATGCGTAGGAAAGCTCGATCGGATAGCCGCCCGTCACGTCGAGGCCGACCAGGGCGATGTTCGATACGTTGCGGTCTGCCCGGATCTCGTTGGATACGGCCGTCGCCTTGGTGGAGCGGAGCCCACCACTCGTGACGCGCATCTCCTGAAACACCGGCTCGGCCGGCGTCACGCCATACGAAGCTTCCGCGATATACGCGACGCGGGAGCGGCTGCTGGATCCAATGGTCATGTGAAAGCTCCGTGAAGCGGGTTAACCGAGTACGTCGTGCTGATAGGGTGTCGAGAACGAAAAGACGTGGTAGAGGCCGTCATCGCTCCGGTCGTCGAATACCGGCGAAGTGGGCGCGTGCGTAATGACACCAGAAATGCTTTTGCTGCGCATGGTAACGGCCAGCGCATCGCACAGTGTCACCGCGGCCTCGCGAGGATTCACCGTCTTTTTTCCAACCGAAACGACCAGGCGAATGGCGCCGGTGTGGCGGAAGACATTGCTTCCCGGCGCGCCGATGCTGGCCTGTTCGGCGTCGGGAACGGTGTACTGGATGGCGACAAAAGTGCCGCCATCCGCGGGCGGGGCGTCGCCTTCATCCTTCAAGCCGCGAAACGCGACATCGGGATGCTCGGCCTTCAAATAGGCCTCGACCGCATTGACAACAGCCATGCTTGCCATGCGTCGTTCCCTATTTGCTTGTACGGACGATTATAGCCGGCTGCCGTGTGTCTCGGCGAAGAGCGGCCTGCCGCGCGCGGCGGCTGTAGCCGGTGCGCGATGGCTTTCGCATCGCCGCCCACTTCAGCAGCGCCCCGCCCGGAAACTCGCGAAACCCAAAGCCGATGCTGGTGACATTGCCGAAGCGTTGCTTTGCCAGCGCCGCGATGCCCTCGTAGACACCCTCCGGAGCCTGTTTGCTCTGGCCGCGCTCGATCTTTCGCGCGTAGGGCTGTTCGTTCAGAAACACATATTCGCGCGCGGACGGCGGGTTCTCGATGTCCGCAACCTCGACGTCGTCAGCGAAGAGCTGATGCGAGGTCTGATAGTCGCCCTTGAAGCGAGGCGAATGCTTCTTGAGCGCGGTATGGATCCAGAGAAGCACATCGGCGACCAGCTCGAACTCGAACACGACAACGCCGTTCGGTTTAACGCTTTCGAGTGGCGCGCCAGCTCGGCCATCGACAAAGGTATCGTGCTCGGGAACGCGTCCGGTCACGATGCGATTGATGGACTGAGCGTCGGCGAGATGTTCACGCGCGACGCGCGCCCGGATCTCTGCCTGGGCGGCCGGGGCCAGATCTTCGCCAACGAACGCGACGATGTCCCGTTCCAGGACGTCCATCCGTGTGCGGACGCGCGCGGTCATCGTCCCTTTGCGGTGATGTTGTAGCCGACGACAACCCCGGCAATCGCGCGGGTCTGGTTGTCGACTTCCTCGATCGCCAGCATGTGTTCGCCAAACTCGACGATGTCGTCCCTGGCCGGGGCAAAGGCGAGATCCTCGTTGAGCAGCACGATCTCGTGGGATGTCTGCTCGATATCATTCACCAGCTCGTCGCCTTTGACGCGCGTGACCTTCGCGAGACCGCTGGTTTCCTGTGAGCCTCCACGCGTAATCGTGACGGTGATGCCGTGGGGTTCCAGCTGCCGCCGCAACGCCGCCTTGGCCGCTTCAGGTGTCATAGGCCGTACACGCGGAAGGGAGCTAGCAACCGCTCGCCCGTCTTGCGGAGCGTCTCGGCCGCGATGTCGGGAAGGGCATAATCGAACGTGCCGACGCCCTCGACCACTTCGCGCCGGATGGCGCCGGAGATGCCGCCGGCGGTCTTCAGTTCGGCCGCCATCAGGATCAGCCCGTGCTTGATGGCCTTCGGCACATCGGCGGCAGCCTGCCCGGCGACATAGCGGATCTTGACGGACTTTGCCGTAGGCCAACTGTAGCCTTCCGCGCGGACAACGTAGCCGTCGATCAACTCGTAGCTCTCGCCGTCGATCGTGTGTTCGACGTTCTCTTCGTCGCGATATTTGATGCTGGTGATGGTCGTCGCCGGTGCGTAGGCCAGGCGAATGCTGCCGTCGCATTCCGCGATGCTCCAAAAGCCGCAGCGAGCCTGCAGTTCGAGCGTCTGCGTGCCGATCGCGCGGCCGAGCCACCCATTCGGCCCGTCCACGCTCTGCTGCGCGACGGCGAGCAGCAGATCGACATAGGTGTCCCCATCGGAGGTCGGGAAGACCTGCGTGGCCTTGGCTTCAGCGGCCGTGACGGCCGCTGCCGGTGCTCCGATGAGGACAGTGGTCATGGCGTCTACTTGCCTTCAGCAGCGAACTTCTTAAGCGCAGCGACGACATCATCCGGCTTGTCCGGAATGTTATCGGCGCCGAGAAATTCGGCGGCTTCCACCCGCAATTCCTCCGGCTTCTTTTTGCTGGCCTCATCGGCCAACTTTCCGGCGGCCTTGCGTTTCGCGGCCAGATCCGCGGCAAGCTTTTCAGCCGCAACCTTCTCAGCCGCCGCGCGCTCGGCCGCGATATCCTCGGCGGTCTTCTCCTCGACACCGGCAGCCTTGCGCGCCTTCGATGCGGCAGGTGTCCCGGCGGCCTTGACAGCATCCTCGCTCAGGCAACCGGCCTTGTGCAGGCGTTCCGCCTGCTCGACGCCCGGAGGCGGGTCGAAAGTGTCGCCTTTGACGTATCGCCTTTCGGGCCGAACCCGAGAGTCGACGCACTCGGCCAGCACGATGAAGTTCTTGTCCGACATGATGTCCTCGATGTTCTCGCGTCCCGGCGCGTTAACGCAGCGCCGGGCGCGTAATTACGGGGAGGTGGAGGTCGACTTTAGGCGACCGGCGGGTTCGGGGTGGGCGAGTAGCGCGGGCCAAGCAGCAGCGCGGCAACCGCGAGGAAGACGTTGCCGCTGTTATTCGCTGGGGTGATCGTCAGCCGCACGTAGCGCTTCGAGCCCACGTAGCCGATCTTCCGGGTCTTGTCGTCGGCGGCGAACGTGAAGGCCGCCAGAGCCTCGGTGCCGGTCAGGAACTGGTCCGGCACCGCAGCGGCGTCCGAAAGGTTCGACTCGTCGCCGTGCTCCACCAAGACGGTGAAAGTGGCGTCCGCATCGACGAGGGCGCCGAGCAGAATTGCGAAGACGAGGCCTTCGTAGCCCAGCAGGTCGATGATCTGGGAGACATAGGGCGTGTTGTCGGTAACTGCAGCCGCCGGGCTGATCGCCCGCGCGAGATGGATGGAATTGGCGAAGTCGCGCATTGCGGCGAGCTCCTCACGTTGGGGGGATCGAAGGGCGAAAACACAAGCGGCCCGGCGTGGAAGCCGGGCCGCGAACTAGGCGGGCGTATGCGCCGGAGCGTTAGGCCGGTACGTCGAGCACCACGAACGGCGAAACTTCGTAGCCGTTTTCTTCCTTGATCGGCGCGGTAAGCCACGGCGCGCCGTCGACATTGTAGAAGATCTTGATGATCGTCTTATTGGACTTGAACAGAACATGTTCGGAGGCGGCGACAAACGGGCCCGAACCATCCTTGATGAGATAGTTCGAGTATTCACCCAGCACCAAGTCGCCCTTGGATCCGAGCGCCGGGGCGCGGTTGTTCCAGCGCAGCGGATAGCCGAGCAGGGTCCCCGCAAAGCCATCACGAGCATTTTCCACCCAGATAAGATTGTTGTTCTCATCCTTCATGGTGGCGATCTGCGGCAGCACCGACTGCGGCGCCGACCAGACCGGAGATCCACCGCGCATCAGCAGTCGGGCGACCATGTTTACGAGGTCCGCGTACTTGACCTGGTTCGCCGTCGTGCGATTGACCTTGTAAGCCGCGTCAGACTCGATGACGCCGAGAGGCTTGTGCACGCCGTTCCCGCGAAGGAAGGCGTAGTCCTCTGCCTGGGCAATGCCGCCGCGAAGCAACTGCTCGATGAACGCAGCAGACGCCTGCCAATTTCTCAGCAGCTTGTCCGTGATGGTGACAAAGCCGGCCACTTCGTGAGGCGTCAACGTGACCTCGCGCAGTTTAGCGTCGGTCTCGGGTTTGTCTTCGCCTTCGCCAATCCACTGCACCTCGACGCCACCGAACATGTTACCCGGCGCCGTGCCGGTCTGGTCAAGGGCCGGCATCGTGACGCCGGCATCCGGCGGGGTGCCCGCCTCGATAACGCTGGCCCGGGGGCGGACAAGAGCCTCCTGCGGCTGGACTTGCATGATGTTCGACCGGAACTGATGCGGCACCATGAACCCGCCGGACGGATTGTTGTCCATACGCATTTCCGCATGAATCTCGGAGCCTTCCACCTCGGCCGAGCCAACGCCCTCCACGAAGGTAAGACGCGGGTCGTTGTGGTTGAACCGAACCGAGGACATGAACTCGCCGAAGTTCTCGAACTCGCGGCGAGCACTCGGACCGGGTGGGATCGGCATCGGCCCGCCACGACGCGCAGCCGCTGGCTGCACGGCATTCATCTGCTCTTCGGCGGCCGCGACTTCCTGCGCCCGCTCGATGCGTTTGTCGAGTGTCACCTTCTCGGCCTTGAGGCCATCATAGGCCGCCTGTTCCTCGGCCGTCAGGTCGCGGTTTTCCTCCTCGGCCTTGTCCAGCAGGGCCTTCATCTCGCCGACAAGTGTGACACGCCGGGCGAAAAGAGCGGCCAGTGGCTCGGCCAGGTACTGATGGTGATCCGCTGCCCACGCGAAGGCGGGAGTGGGATCGAACAATACTGCTGCGCTGCAGATAAGAGCGACGGCCACTGCCGCAGCGAGCAGGGCGTACATCGGTCGGATGGTTTTCATTTTGGCGGATCTCCGCTCGCTGCCGGGCTGGAATGCAAAACCCCGCCCATGCCGGCGCATGAACGGGGCCTAACCGCCGATGGCGGATTCGGTGAATTGTGTGTGGTCAGAAGTCCGCGAGAGCGCGACGCTCGCGTTCGAAGGCGGTGGCGCGGCGCTTCTCGATCGGGCGACCGTACAGCGACACGCCGAAACGCTGCAGCGTCTCATCGAGCGTTGCGATGCGGTCGACCATGCCTTCCGACAGGGCCTGTTCGGCGAGAACCATATCGCCCTCGCCAAATCCGTCGCGTACGGCCGTCAGAGGCTTGCCGCGGTTGCGCGCCACCGCGCGGACAAACATGTCATAGCCCTGGTCGACGCGCGCCTGCATGCGAGCGGCGGTTTCCTCATCGAGAGGGCCGTAGGGATTGCCGGAAGCCTTGAATTTGCCAGCCTTGATGATGGTCTTCCGGACGCCATCCTTTTCCAGCTTGGCGCTGATGTCCTCATGGACGCCGAACACGCCGATACTGCCCACCGAGCCGGAGGGAGTAACGACAACCTCGTCGGCTGCCGATGCAATCCAGTATGCCGCACTTGCGGCGGTCGCGTTGACATGCGCAACGATTGGTTTGGTGCCCCGCGCATTGAAGATCATGGCGGAGAGCTCGTCCGTGCCGCTGACCGCGCCGCCAGGCGAGTCGATATCGAAGACGATGGCTTTGATCTGATCGTCACGAAGCGATGCCTGGAACAGCGAGGAGAGGGCCTCGGAACTCGTGGATTCGCGCACGCTGCTGTTGCCTACCATCGACATGCGATTAGCGATGACGCCGCGGATCGGAATGATCGCCACGGTGCCTTCTTTGCGGGCCACGGCGCGCTCTTCCTGCTTGCCGATGCGCGCCTCGATGTCCGACGCCTCCAGCTTTTCGCCGCGCGCCTGGGCCTCGAGGAAGTCGAGAATGGCCTGGAGCTTGGCCTCGTGCATGGCCCAGCGCTCATCGCAGATGGCTGTCAGGATGTGGGAGTACCTCATTCGTCCTCCTCGTCGTCGCCTGCGTCGGCAGGTGCGTTCTGTACGGTTGGGGCAGTCGCTGGATCCGGCGGATTGAGCGCCCGTGAAAGCGGCTGTACGTTGTTCGATACGAACCGCTGATCGCCCTCGGGCCCGATCGGATCCATGTCTTCGAGAGCGAGAATGTTGTTGGGCGTAAGCCCGGCCAAGCTGAACAGCTCCTTGTAGAACATGGCGCGCGCCTGCATGTCGCCGCGGAGCAAGGCATTCATGTTGAACTTCACGAAGTAACCCTTCGCGCGCTCCTCTTCATTGAAGAGCTTCCAGTTCAGCTCCTGTTCCCACGCCGCGACCCAGGGCTCGATGGTCTGGCGCACGAAGCCGATCATCAACTGCTCAACACCGGTGCCCCAGCTCGTCGACTTCTCGTGGCTCTGCAGAAGAATAAGCGGAACATCGTAAATACGGGCGATCTCGGCGATGTTGAACTCGCGGGTGCCAAGAAACTGCGCGTCTTCGGGAGGAATCGTGGTGGGAATGAATTTCATTCCCTCTTCGAGCACCTTGATGCGGTGTGCGTTGTCCAGTCCGCCTTGGCGTTCAACGTCCGCGCCCGGATCGGAGCGCTTGTCTTTCGCCTTGCCGATGTTTTCCTTGGCTCCGCCGGACAGCTTGCCCGGGTGAAGAAGGAAACCGCCGCTCTTCGCCTCGTTGGCGAAGAACTTCGCCCCGAATTCCTCCATCGCAAGTCCGGTACCGATCGCTTGTTGTGCGAGGCGAACGGGCGACAGGCCGACATAGCCATCATGGCTCAGGTCCATGATGTGAAGCACGTTGTCGTGCGGCAGCTTGAAAGTCTGCCCCCCGATGACCGTCTCGAAATATGGAGCGTCGGATCCGACATCTTTCTTCGGCTTGGTTTTGTCGGGCAGCAAAGGCCAGAGGGCGACGGCCTGGCCGCGCCCATTGCGCTCGATCTCGATATAGCCATTACCCCAGCCGAGGGCGTGGGCCTGGACAGTCTTTCGCAGCGTGCGCGACCCCATGAACGGATTCGGCCGCAGCGCGAGGCTGCGGCTCATCGGATGGTTTCGGACCTCTCTGGATCCGCCACCCTTCTTCGGCCGGCGGATAGAGATCGGAAACCGCGCGATCGGATTCGCGATCCGGTTCCAGCACGCATATACGACAGGCAGATACGGCGCCGTGAACTCGTTTACCTCCGGCCCAGCCTTGGTCTTCCCACCGATCATGCGCAGCAGCCAGCCGCGGTCATCGTTAAGATACGACGACGGGCCGTACACAGCCGCTTTCATGGCGTCCATACTCTCGGAAGCCGTGCTACCGAGAATT